GTCCATTGTTCCTGAGAAGGGCGACGAGGGCGAAAAGGGCGATAAGGGTGCAGATGGTCGCCAAGGCATAGACGGCAAGAATGGGTTAAATGGAGTAGACGGAAAAGACGGGATAGACGGAAAAGATGGTGTTTCTGTCTCCAATGCTCAGATCGATTTTGATGGCTCGTTGGTTATTACCCTATCTACTGGTCAAGAGATCAATGTTGGTGAAGTGGTTGCTCCTGAGTTAGCAGAAAAGATCAAAGTCATTAGCACCATGTCTACCAATGGGGCGGTGGCTATCTTAGACGAAGGCACAAGCATCACAAGTGGTGTTAAGAAGATAAATTTTGTTGGTGCGACTGTTACTGCTACCAATTCTGGTGACGATGTAACTGTCAATGTAAGCGCAGGAACAGGAACAGTAACGAATGTAGCCGCTAGTGCTGGAACAGGCATCAGTATTACTGGTAGTCCAATTACTACAACGGGTACGCTAAATATTACCAATACTGCACCAGATCAAACAGTTGCGTTGACTGCTGGTACAGGCATTAGCACAAGTGGCACGTATCCTAACTTCACTATAACTAACTCTGCGCCAGATCAAACTGTGGCATTGACAGGGGCTGGTACGACTAGCATTACTGGAACATATCCTAACTTTACGATTACTTCCAATGATTCGGCAACTGGAACTGTAACGAGCGTATCTGCATTAACTTTGGGTACAGCGGGGACTGATTTAGGTTCTACTGTTGCTACTAGTACAACAACTCCAGTAATTACCTTAAATGTACCGACTGCTTCTGCGACTAATCGTGGCGCATTAAGTTCGGCTGATTGGACAACATTTAACAACAAAGGTTCAGGAACAGTTACTTCTGTAACGGGAACATCACCAGTAGACTCTAGTGGTGGCACAACCCCAGCAATTAGTTTGGCGGCAAATTATGGTGATACTCAAAATCCTTATGCTTCCAAAACTGCAAATTTTGTTTTAGCCGCACCCAATGGTTCTGCTGGCAATCCAACATTCAGGGCTGTTGTTGCCGCTGATATTCCTACGTTAAATCAAAATACGACAGGAAGTGCGGCAACTCTTACAACAGCAAGAACCTTGGCCATTACAGGCGATTTGGCTTATACAAGTGCAAGTTTTGATGGTTCTGGAAATGTAACAGGTGCAGGAACATTGGCAACTGTTAATACAAATGTTGGCTCTTTTACATACGCAAGTCTTACAGTCAATGGCAAGGGCTTAATAACTGCGGCATCTAGTGGAACTGCACCAGTTACTTCAGTTACAGGAACTGCGCCAGTTTCTTCAAGTGGTGGCACAACTCCAGCCATTAGCATGGCGGCGGCTACTACATCTGTTGACGGTTATTTAACTTCTACTGACTGGACTACTTTTAATGGTAAAGGGTCAGGAACAGTTACTAGTGTTGCGGCACTCACATTAGGAACAACTGGAACTGATTTAAGTTCAACTGTTGCTAATGGAACAACAACACCAGTTATTACATTGAATGTGCCAACGGCTTCTGCAAGTAACAGAGGGGTACTTAGTTCGGCTGACTGGACTACGTTTAACGGCAAAGGTGCAGGAACTGTAACAAGCGTAGCGGCAACTGTTCCATCATTCTTATCTGTTGCTGGCTCACCAATTACAACAAGTGGCACATTGGCAATCACATTGTCTGGTACTGCGTTGCCTGTTGTCAATGGTGGAACTGGTGTTACAACTTCTACTGGTAGTGGAAATGTTGTTCTTTCTACTAGCCCATCATTAACAACACCCGTCTTAGGTACACCTACTTCTGGCACGTTAAGTAATTGCACAGTTGATGGCACAGATGCCGTTGGGTTTAGAAATGTGCCTGTCAACTCACAGTCTGCCGCATACACATTAGTGCTTGCCGATTCTGGCAAAACCATATTGCATCCATCAAGTGATGCCAACGCTAGAACATTTACTATCCCATCAAATGCAAGTGTGGCGTATCCAGTAGGCACAATAATTACGTTTATTAATATGACCTCTCAGGTGGTAACTATTGCTATCACAACAGACACTATGAATTTGAGTCCTGCTGGCACAACTGGATCGAGAAGTTTGGCGCAATATGGTTCTGCAACAGCATTAAAAATAACCTCAACAAACTGGCTTATTTCTGGAAGTGGTTTGACATGAGTGGTTCACAGCAATCGGTGTATATGAATCATCGCTCGTTTGCCGCACCAGCCGCAGCGCAAGCAATAGCAGTTGCTCATAATGGATCACCTTATATATCTGCGTACCCTTGGACTTCTGGTACTGGTTTCGGTACTAAATACGCCAATCCTGCTACTTTGCCAGGAGGGAATGGTAATGGTATAGCATTTAGCCCATCAGGTACAGATATAGCAATTGCTCATACTGGATCACCTAATATATCAGTCTATCCTTGGTCTTCTGGCTTTGGAACTAAATACGCCAATCCCGCTACTTTACCACCTAATAATGGTACTAGAGTAGCATTTAGTTTGTCAGGCGCAGATATAGCCGTTTCTCATGTTACATCACCATTCATATCAGTTTATCCTTGGTCTTCTGGCTTTGGAACTAAATATTCTAATGCCGCTACTTTACCAGCAGGAATTGGTACTGGCGTAACGTTTAGTGCATCAGATATAGCAATAACGCACTTTACATCACCCTTTGTCTCTGTGTACCCCTGGTCATCTGGGTTTGGAACAAAATATGCTAACCCTGCTACTTTACCAACAGGGAATGGTCGTGGGGTAGCATTTAGTCCATCAGGATTAGATATAGCAATAACGCACTTTACATCACCTCGCATTTCGGCTTATCCTTGGTCTTCTGGGTTTGGAAGTAAATACGCTAATCCTTCTACTTTACCAGGTGGTGATGGTAGTGGTGTTGCATTTAGTCCATCAGGATTAGATATAGCCGTTGCTCATGGTGGATCACCTCGCATCTCGACTTATCCTTGGTCATCTGGGTTTGGAACAAAATATGCCAACCCTGCTACCTTACCAGGTGGTGATGGTAGTAACCTAGCATTTAGTCCATCAGGAGCAGATTTAGCAATAGCACACGTTGGATCACCTTATATATCTGTGTACCCCTGGTCATCTGGGTTTGGAACAAAATATGCCAACCCTGCCACTTTGCCTGCTGGTGATGGTTTGGGTGTTGCATTTAGCCCCTGAAAGGAAAATATGAATAAGCATGAAATATTAAAAGATGCACTTGTTGCAAGAGAACAAGAAATTATGGGTTATCAAATTAACATTGATAACTACACGTTGGCAATTGAACACATCAAAGCCAGCGGTGATGAAGATTTGGAAGACTTCTGTCAAAAACTAGAGTCGCTACTGGCATCGGAAAAGTTAGAGCAAAAGAAAGCCAAGGTTATGCTTTTTGTTGTCCAACAGCAATTAGGAGAAGATTGATGTACGCACAGCAACTTGATGGGGTATGGCGTGAGTTGGCTGGAAACATTCGTTTTGCGCAAAACATTTTTCAAACGGCTGAGTCTTTGTCAGATGAACAACGACAAGAACTTAATGTTTATTTCATTGAGGATGCCCTACGCTCAGAACTTACAAACACACAGAAGTATGGCGATCCCATTTTTACAATTAGCGGTGCAATAGTAGAAAGATCGTACCCAGTTGTAGATAAGACAGACGAGGAAATACAAGCAGAGTCTTTAAGCAAGGCAGAAGAAGTGCGAACTGAACGCAATCAAAAACTAACAGGCTCAGATTGGACGCAGTTAGCAGATGCTCCTGTGGACAAAACGGCATGGGCTACTTATCGCCAAGCATTGCGTGGTATTCCCATTCAATCAGGGTTTCCTTATAGCGTAGTTTGGCCTGATGTTCCATAACTAAAACCAAACAATGTCCAAGGCAATTGATAAATTACAAACAGAGATGATATTGGCACATATTGCCAAGAAAAGGAAACCCGTGACCCCTGACCTGCAAAAATACTATGAATCCCGCTTTGACACTATGGCAACAGGGGGGTGGAAGGATTTAATGGAAGATGTTGACACAATGATAAATTCATTGAACAATATCAGTACAATCCCTGATGAAGCGTCTTTACACTTCAAAAAGGGTGAATTGTCAATACTCACTTGGCTGAGAACCTTGAAAGAGGTCAGCGAAAGAGCGTATGAGGAACTGAATGAAAAGACTATTTGATTTTGCCTGTGAAAACGGGCATAAAACTGAGAGACTTGTTGATTATGAGACAACAGGTTTTAAGTGTGAGTGCGGAGCAACAGCCAACCGCCTCATAAGCGCACCTAACTTCAAATTGGAAGGGTGGTCTGGTTCTTTCCCGTCAGAGCATGGGAAGTTCGAGAGAAAACACTTAGATAGACTGAAGTGGGAGCAAAGCAACAACTCACAACCATAAAAGTGGCGAGTTAAATGTCCTAGAACCGATAACGGCAGGAAAAGGAAAAATATGGCGTTGATTGATAATGAAGATGAGTCGCAGAGTGAGTTAGATGTTGTTGAAGAACAACAGCAAGAGAAGCAACTCCCTGAAGTAACACAATCTCCAGAGTTTCCTGAGAAATACAGGGAAAAAACTCTAGAAGAAGTTATAAAAATGCACCAAGAGGCTGAGAAGTATATTGGTAAGCAAGCACAGGAAGTTGGTGAAGTTCGCAAATTAGCGGACGAACTCATAAAGCAGAACCTCTCCTCGACCAAGCAACCTATTAAAGAGGAAGCACCAGAAGTAGACTTCTTTGAGAATCCAAAAGAGGCAATTCGTCAAACTGTCGATAACCACCCTGATGTAGTAGCGGGTCGCCAAGCGGCTCACGACTTCAAAAGGATGCAGATTCAGCAAAAGTTAACGCAAGAGCATCCCGACTATGGTCAGGTTGCATCAGACCCAGACTTTGCAAATTGGGTGAAATCTTCACCTATTCGCATAAATCTGTTTGCCAAGGCTGATGGTGAGTTTGACTACGATAGTGCAAACGAATTACTTACTACCTATAAACAGTTACGTGGCATTAAGGCAAAACAGAATAGCGATGCGGGTGAAACCCAGCGCAAGACTAACCTGAAGGCGGCGGGTGTTGATGTAGGTGGTAGTGGAGAATCAGGAAAGAGGGTTTATAGAAGGGCTGACCTTATTCGGCTGAAAATGACCGATCCGAACAGATACGAAGCCTTGTCTGATGAAATCATGCAAGCCTACGCAGAAGGTCGGGTCAAGTAATTAACTTATCGATTTTTGGAGATTTATCATGCCTTTAGGTACAAATAATGTGACAGTAACGACTGCGGCAACCTTCATTCCTGAAATATGGAGTGACGAAATTGTTGCGGCTTACAAGAAGAACCTCGTTCTTGCTAATGCGGTAATGAAGATGTCTTTTAAGGGCAAGAAGGGCGATGTGGTTCATATCCCCGCCCCTACCCGTGGTTCTGCCGCTGTAAAGGCGGCTGGTTCACAAGTAACTTTGATTGCGGCAACAGAGACTGAAGTTCAGGTAGCAATTGACAAACACTATGAATATAGCCGTTTGATTGAAGACATCGTAGAAGCACAGGCTTTAAACAGTTTGCGTAACTTCTACACAGCAGACGCTGGTTATTCTTTGGCTAAACAAGTCGATACTGATTTGATCCAATTAGGTCGTGCTTTCAATGGCGCAACTGTGGGAACAAATGATTATGCGACAAGCAATACAACTACCAAGGCTTTTATTGGTGGTGATGGCACTACTGCTTATAACAGCACAACTAGCAATGCTTCTGCATTGACAGATGCCGCTATCCGCAGAACCATTCAACGTCTTGATGACAATGACACCCCAATGGACGGAAGATTTTTTGTGATTCCGCCCTCAAGCCGTAACACGCTGATGGGTCTTGCCCGTTATACAGAGCAGGCTTTTGTGGGCAATGGAAATGCAATCCGCAATGGTGAGATTGGTCAACTGTATGGTATCCCTGTATTTACCACTAGCAATGCTGATACTGGTGCTGGCAACTCCACCACAGACCGCATTTGCTTGATGGGTCATCGTGATGCTATGGTTTTGGTTGAGCAAATTGCTGTTCGTTCACAAGTGCAATACAAGCAAGAATACCTTGCTACATTGTTCACTTCTGACACTCTGTATGGAGTGAAAGCAGTTCGTACAACCGCTACTACTGGTCAGGCTTTGTCCTCTAGTGCTTTTGCTTTGGCAGTACCAGCCTAATTGCAGTTGCGCCCCCTGCCCTAGTGGTGGGGGGACTTTTTTAACCTAATTAGGAGAATCTTATGGCGGCGGCAACAGCAGTTGTATCACGTAGAGGAACTGACACATTCCGTGGGTTATTTTCAGATACGTTTTCAGTAGTAGCAACCTTGAACGCATCATCTCTAGCAGATGGCGCAGGAGAGACAAACACGATAGCAGTCCCAGGCGTTAAGTTGGGCGATATTGTGATGAACATTAGTTTGGGTGTGGATGTTTCTGGCATCTCCATTACTCCTTATGTTTCAGCGGCAGATACTGTGTCTATTCGTTTCCAAAACGAGTCAGGCGGCACATTAGATTTAGCATCCACCACAGTTCGCTGTGTGGTTGTTAGATTAGTCTAAAGATCGGGGGGCTTGTCCCCCCTTTCTTTTAAGGATAAATATGGCTTTGTTTCGTTGTAACCGATCAAATAATGTTGTCGAGTTTAGGCACGACTTTGACATTGTTGAGATGCGTAGGCATCCAGAATACACAGAGGTTGATACTTCTGCTGTTGTGGAGGTTGAGAAGGTTGATGGAACGAGGCAGACGCTAACTTTGAAGAAACCTATGGGTAGACCCCGTAAGGAACAACTGTTATGAGTGATATTGATGCGAGAGATTTTGGCAGAATAGAAGCCCAAGTGGAGGCTTTGCAAGTGGAAGTTCACCAATTGGCTAATGATGTTAAGTCGCTCCTTGAGTTGGCAAACAAGTCTAAGGGTGGATTTTGGATGGGTATGACCATAGCATCTATGGCTGGTGGTTTTATTACATTTTTTGCTAGTAAGTTACTTAAATAAGGAGAAAACTTATGATGTACGGAAAACCAAGCAAGATGCCTAAGAAAAATAGCAAAAAGGGTGTGCCTATTGCTATTATGGTGGCAGTTGGTAAGCCAAAAGGTCTGCCCATGCGTGGTCAGCGCACCGCTACCAACATGATGAAGAAGTCTGGGAGAAGTAAATGAGTTCACTATCTGGGGCAAAAACCCTTTTAAGTGCAGTAGTTGCTACTGGAGCATCTACTGCTGTGCAAGCAGACGCAGGGCAACCTGCATTTCTGCAAGTTACAGGTATAACAACCGCTACTGTTGCTTTCCAAGGTAGTTTGGATGGAACAACCTTTGCAACGATTGGTACAGCATTGACTGCCGATGGCATTGTCACCATAGCCAATGCGCCAATGTATCTAAGAGCCAATGTGACTGCATACACCTCTGGAACTATTACGGCAAAGGTCTTGTACTAATATGAAGAACCAGCCACACTATTTGCCTGATGGGAAACTGTACAAAGGTGAGACACATAAATCTGGGTCAACTTTGATGACTGGTGCAAAGCATAGTGCAAGTAGTAAAGTTTTAACTCATACCCCTACCAAGAAGGCAAAAAAGAAATGAAACAAGGTCTATATGCCAATATCAATGCCAAGCAAGCAAGAATTAAGGCTGGCTCTGGAGAAAAGATGCGTAAGGTTGGTAGCAAAGGTGCGCCAACTGCTGAAGCATTTAGACAGTCTGCTAAAACCGCAAAGAAACCAAAAAAGGTGAAGTGATGAAAACTCCCGCTTGGCAACGCTCTGAAGGTAAAAATGCCAAAGGGGGGTTGAACTCCAAGGGCAGAGCATCTTATAATGCGGAAACTGGTGGTAATCTCAAAGCACCAGTAAAGTCAGGGGATAATCCCCGTAGAGCAAGTTTTTTGGCTCGTATGGCTGGTAATAGCGGTGCTGAGTACAAGAATGGTGAACCGACAAGACTGCTTCTTTCGTTAAAAGCATGGGGTGCAAACTCCAAGGCTGACGCAAAGGCAAAAGCCAAGTCTATTTCCGAACGAAATAAGGCAAAGGCAAAATGAGAGCATTATCGGTTGGTATTAGTCCTACAGCGGCAGTAGACACAACAGTCTATACCTGTCCTACGGGCTATTACGCCAAATTTACTGTAATGTATATACACAATACAGGTGGCTCTACCAAACATATAACTGTTCAATGGTTTGACGCAAGTGCTAATAGCACTCTTGATATATTGACCCAATACGATTTTTCATCAAAAACATATTTGCAGTTTGATGGAAACGCCTATATTGTTTTAGAAGAAGGTGACAAAATCAAGATAACTACTCAGTCGGCAAGCACCTTCAGTTTTATAGCAACCTTTGAAGAAATAGGATTGACAAGACAATGACGTACTTAGAACTAATTAACGATGTATTGGTTCGATTGCGTGAACCAACTGTATCTACCAACCTAGAAACAACTTACTCAACCCTGCTTGGCAAGTTTGTCAATGATGCAAAGCGTCAGATTGAGGATGCCTTTGCTTGGAACGTATTAGTCCAAACTATCACAATTACCACAGTTGCAAACACTTCTTCCTACTCCCTCACAGGGGCTGGTCAGAAGTTCCAAGTCTTAGACGCAATCAATACCACCAGCGTTTTAGGGATGACAAACATTGATTTTGTCACCATGAATCGCAACATCAACTTCTTGCCTGTTGGCACTTCAGCACCAGTTAACTATGCCTTCAATGGTGTGGATGGTAGTTACGATACAAAAGTAACCTTGTATCCAGTACCAGATGCTGTATACACAGTTAAATTCTCTTTAGCCATAGCACAAGCCAATTTGTCTGCTGATGCTACTGTGGTGCAAGTACCTGATGTTTTAGTGGCTCAAAACGCCTATGCAAGAGCATTGGTGGAGCGTGGTGAAGATGGTGGCTTGTCTTCCTCAGAGGCGTATGCGCTATACAAATCAATGTTGTCAGACCATATTGCTTTGGAGGGTACACGTTATCCTGATCGTGGGGAGTTTGTAGCAACATGAGCCAAGCAATCCAAGTCTCTAGCATAAGCGCACCAGGCTTTTACGGGTTAAACACCCAAGATTCGCCTTTGGACTTGAATCAAGGGTTTGCTTTAGTTGCCACTAATTGCGTGATTGACCAATACGGACGCATTGGCTCACGCAAAGGATGGTCAAGGGTTAATTCCTCATCTGGTGCTTTGGGTGCAAATGATGTTGGCGTAATACATGAGTTAGTTCAGGCTGATGGCACTTTGACTGTGCTGTTTTCTGGTAACAACAAGTTATTCAAGTTGGATGGCTCAAACGCTGTTTCAGAGTTGACCTATGGTGGTGGCGGTACTGCCCCTACTATCACAGCAAACAACTGGCATTGCACATCCTTAAATGCAATAACTTTCTTCTTTCAATCAGGGCATGACCCGTTGATCTTTGACCCTGCGGTAAGCACTACAACATTTAGGCGTGTGTCTGAGAAGACTGGTTACGTTGGTACTGTGCCAAATGCAAATATTGCTATATCGGCTTACGGAAGATTGTGGACGGCAAGCACCACAACAAACAACACAACTGTATTTTTTAGTGATTTGTTATCTGGTCATGTTTGGTCTACGGGAACGGCTGGTTCTTTGAATGTAGACAGGGTATGGCCTAACGGGGCAGATGAGATTACAGGGTTGGCGGCTCACAATGGCTTTCTAATCATCTTTGGTAAGCGTCAAATCTTGGTGTATGCCAATGCAACTACGCCATCTACCATGACTTTGAGTGACACAGTTGGTGGTATTGGTTGTATAGCAAGGGATACTATTGCATCTACGGGCAAGGACATTCTTTTCTTGTCTAACTCTGGCATACGCTCCTTTGCTAGAACAATTATTGAAAAGTCAGCCCCATTGGGAGACTTGTCTAAGAATGTACGAAATGATCTGTTGTCTACGATTGCTGGTGAGACTCTAGCCAATCTAAAGGCTGTTTACTCAGAAAGAGATGCTTTCTACCTGATAACCTTCCCATTGGTTAAGCAAGTGTTCTGCTTTGACACAAGATTGCAGTTACAAGATAACTCATTCAGAGTAACGACTTGGGATTCTATTGAGCCAACTGCTTTGCTTTCCCGCAGGAGTGGTGACTTGTTAATTGGTAAAAATGGTTTTATTGGCAAGTATGGGACGTATTTAGACCATACAAGCAGTTATCGTTTCTTGTACTACACAAACCATGCTGATCTGGGTGACCAAGCGGTTACTTCTATCCTGAAAAGATTGTCTATCGTTGCTATTGGTGGCTCAAACCAGTTTGTAACAATGAAGTGGGGATTCGATTTCTCTACTAACTACTTAGCCGCATCAACCTTTATTCCGACACAAGGAACGTCAGAGTATGGGGTTGCACAGTACAACAATCCAAACAATCAGGTTGTGACGATAACAAATGCAAGCCCTGCGGTTGTTACATCTGTCGATGGTTCTTCATTTGTATTGAACAACACGATAACTTTGACAACTACTGGAACTTTGCCTTCTGGGTTACTTGTGTTGACAACGTATTACTGCATTAATGTTTCAACAACTACCTGTAACTTGTCTTTAACGCCTAGTCCTGGTACGGCAATCAATACAACAACAGCGGGTAGTGGTACGCATACGGCAGTACACGCACAGCCCTCTGTAACTAACGAGTATTCAGATGGCGTTTCGTTGCAGACCTTACAAGTCAATGCAAGTGGTTCTGGCAAGGTTGTGCAAACTGGTTATGAGACTAATATTTCAGGCAATGAATTATCTATTCAGAAGATTGAAATTCAGTCTAAACGTGGCAGATTAAGTTAAGGGGAAGAAATGACAAATTATGTGAAATCAACAAACTTTGCTACCAAAGACAATCTTGCGTCTGGTGATCCATTAAAGATTGTTAAGGGTACGGAGATAAATACTGAGTACGACAACATTGCTATTGCTGTTGCTACTAAGGCAGATACTGCATCTCCTACCTTTACTGGTACTGTAACCATACCAACTGTTGCTATTAGCGCAGGAACGATTACTGGTATTACTGATTTGGCTGTTGCTGATGGTGGTACTGGTGCATCTACTGCGGCAAATGCTCGTACCAACTTGAGTGCGGCATCTTCTGGTGCTAACTCTGACATTACCTCCATTACTGGTTTGACAACGGCTTTGACTGTTGCACAGGGTGGAACGGGTGCGGCTACTCTTACTGCAAACAATGTGGTTTTGGGTAATGGAACAAGTGCTGTGCAGTTTGTTGCACCTGGCACTTCTGGCAATGTTTTGGTTTCTAACGGATCAACATGGACATCTGGTGGTGCAGGGGTTACTTCTGCTGTGGCTGGTAATGGTATTGCTGTGTCTGGCGCAACGGGTGCTGTGACTATTAGTGCCGCCGCACCTTCTTCTGGCTCTATTGGTTCTTATTGTTTTGCGGGATCACCTGATGCTGGCAATAGCACAATTGCATTCACGCCTGGCACTACAGTTGCTGGTTCAACTCTTAGAATTGCTGATCCATATACTACTGTGACAACAAGCGGTTATGACCCAGGCTTCGGTGGTACTTGGCAATCTATGGGGCGCACAAGTAGAAATTATAACCCTTGTAATGGCAATAGCCCTTCATCAATTGGTTTGTGGGTACGTGTTTCTTAATTAAAAGGAAAATGTAAATGTTTACGATTGAAACTGTAACTAATTTGCAATGGTGTGATGCAGAGCACAAAGTTTTTTACTGTGACGCTAAGTATGCCGAGTTTAATGAGGCGCATCCAACTGGTGTAAATGCAACAGACCCATATGCTCACATCCAAGAATTATGGGCTAAAGGCAATGCTGGTGTATATGGTGCGATTGCTGAGTATTCGCCGCCTTTGTCAGAGCCAAAAACTGTTGCTGGAAATCAACCAACTACAACAGGCTCACAAGATTTATGACAAAAGCAATAAATCCAACCCATGCTGTTACTTATGACGGGGCAACTCTAAATGTGTTTCACGCAAACAAGGGGGAAGGATTGTTAAAACATGAGCATAGTTACTCGCATCTCACAATCTGTCATTCAGGAAGTTGTGTGATTCGTAAAGAAGGAATTGAGAAAGTGATTGACAAGTACACGCAACCGATAAACCTCAAGGCTAATGAGTGGCATGAGATTGAGGCATTGGAAGATGAGACTGTGTTTGTGAATGTGTTTGCAGAAGGAAAGTATTGATGATAGTTCACCACTTTTCTGATGGACTGTATGCCAAGGAAACGGCATTTACTGCTGGTCAGGCCATCTTGAAGCACACTCACAATTACAGTCATTTGTCTATTTTGGCAAAAGGTAAGGTTGCTGTGTTGCGTGGCGATGAGATTGACATTATTGATGCGCCAGCGTGTATTGAGATTAAGTTAGGTCTAACTCATGGAGTTAAGGCTATTACAGATTGTGTTTGGTTTTGTATCCATGCAACAGACGAGAAAGATGCGTCTAAAGTGGATAAAGTTTTGATAAATGGAGAATAAATATGCCAGCGTCATTTTTTAGTAATCCTGCCGTTATATCTGCGGGAATTAACCTTGCAGGTGGTTTATTAGGTGGAGAATCTGCGGCTGATGCGGCTCGTTATAGTGCTGATGCACAAACAGAAGCGGCACGAATAGCGGCAGAGGAGGCTCGTTTCCGACCAGTTGGAGTAACGACTCGCTTTGGCTCATCTCAATTTGACTTTGATCCTTCTGGAAAACTCTCAGGTGCTGGTTATACGTTATCTCCTGATTTAAAAGCCTATCAAGATCGTTTGATGGCCTTAACAGGTAGTGGATTAACACAGGCAGAACAGGCAGGACAACAATACGCTCCTTTGACAGGTGCGGCAACTGGTCTGTTTAACCTTGCTCAGAAATATTTGGCTCAAACTCCAGAAGAAGTTGCTCAACAGTACATCACTAAACAGCAAGACTTGCTTGCACCTAGTCGTGAGAGACAGTTGGCTAACGTCAGAAACCAGGCTTTCCAAACAGGTCGTGAAGGCTTGTCTGTTGGTGGAACAGGACTACGACCAGGCGGCGGTTTAGGACTAAGCGCAACTAATCCTGAGATGGAAGCCTATTACAACGCATTGGCACAACAAGATGCTCTATTAGCGGCAAATGCTGATAAGGCTGGACAGGAACGAATTAACTTTGGTGCAGGATTGTTTGGCACAGGTGCTGACATACTTAACCAATATAGAAGTGGTCAAGTTGGCGCATTAGACCCATTCAAGGCGTACTTGGGAACAAGTAGTGATATTGAGAAACTAGGACAACAACCATTGACTATTGGTTCTGAACTAGGTGGTCGAGCATCAACTGCTGGCGCAAGGGCAGGTGAGTTCATTACGCAAGGCGCACGAAATGCGTCTGGTTATAACTATCAAGCCAATTCATACAATCCATTCTCTGATGCTTTGATTGGTGTGGGTACGAACCCTAACTTTAGAGGAATGTTTGGTGGCGGTGGCAGTCCATATTCGTATTCAACGAACCCTTCGGACTATGGAAGTTATGGAAGTACGCAAGGCTATTCAGACCCTTTTGGGTATGTTGCACCCTTCTAAGGAGAAATTAAATGGCACAAGATTCAATAGTAGGCGGTTTGTTTGGTATGAATCCTGAGATGTACCAACAACAACAAAATCAACAAGCATTAGCACAAGCGGCTCAATTAGCACAACTTGATCCTATGGCAAGGGCTAGAACTGGCATCATCTATGGTGCTAATCGTTTGGTAGGTGCATTGGGTGGTCAAGACCCACAGTTACAAATAATCAGCGCACGAAATGCTGTTGGAAAAAGCATTGACCCTAATAATCCTGAAACCATTCAAAGAGGCATACAACAGTTAGCAAGCATTGGTGATCAAGAAGGTGCAATGAAACTTGCTGATTACCTAAGAAAAGCACAAAGTGACTATGCCTTGATTCAGCAAAGAACTGCTGAGAAGATGACCAATGAGCAACGTAATGCTTTATCATTTGCGGCTTCTGTTGCGCCTCAAGGAACTCAAGAGTTTAATCAAGCCTATCAAACAAAACTTAATGAGTTAATTACAAAACCAGAAGCAACATCAAATGAGATGAAAAATGCTTATGCGTTTGCTAAGTCTAAGTTTGCAGTTGGTTCACCAGAGTTTAATGAACTTTATAGCAATGAACTAGCAAGATTGACAACAAAAGAAATTAACCCATCAATTGACAAAGTTGGCATTGCTGAATCAACTCGTGAGCCTGTTTATTTTGATAAGAAGGCAAATGAACAGTTTATTATGAAGGCAGATGCAACAGGGAAAATGGTGCGAGTTCCTTATAGTGGTGGTATTGACCAAACAACATCTAGAACTAACCTAAGTGTTTCGCAAAAGCAAGAAGAAGAATTCTCTAAACGCAGAGGATTTACACAAGCAAATGCTATTGATGAAGCAAGTAATTTGGCTAGAGGCGGTTCACTTGCGCTTGGTTCAATTGCATCAATGAAAGAACAAGATGCTAGTGGACAGTTGTTTACTGGCCCATTGGCTAACTCTTATGTTGGCGCAACCAATCTTTTGGCTAGTGTTGGTTTGTTAAGTAAAGAGCAAACTGGAAAACTTACTTCCTCGCAAATTTACGACAAGAGTGCAAAAGACCTTGTTATGCAAGATTTGGGTGGAAAACTTGGCGCACAAATATCAGATGCTGATAGAAAGTTTGTTGAAGATCGTATTCCACAACTTACAACTAGCCAAAAAGCCAGAACTGAATTGCTTAACAAGTTAGAGGAGATTCAGCGTGGCAAGATTGACTATTACAAGAAGATGAACGCCCATGCTAATGAGTTTAAAAACTTAAATACCTTTGATTTTTCAGAGAAGTATTCTGGAAATTTAACTGGGTCATCTTCTTCTACTCCATCTAAAACATCTAAATATGCTGATGATTTAGTAAACAAATACTTACCTAAAAAGTGAGATAACTATGGCTACTTATGACCAAGTAATTGAAGCACTACGAATTGCCGATGCTCAAGGTAATGTTGAGGATGCAAAGGCTTTAGCAGTAATTGCAGATGCAATGCGTCCTCAAACACCTGAACAACAACCAGTTGCTCCCACTCAAGAAAGAACTATTCCTCAAGAAATTGGCAGACAAGCAGGATTGGCTGGTAGGGCAATAATTACTGGGCTGTCTTCTCCAGTAACTGCTATGGGTGATTTTGCTCAAGGTGCGGCAAATCTTGCAAGAATTGCAACTGGAAAACAGGCTGTACAAATGCCATTTCTTCCAACCTCTCAAGTTCAACAAGAAGGTTTAACAGGAATGGGGCTTCCTACTCCTGAAACAACATCTGAAAGAATTTCCCAAGTTGGAATGCAGGGCATTGCTTCATTACCAACAATGAAGCCGTTTATTCCTAGTGTTGGTACAAGTTTAGTGCGTGAAGTTCCTGCGGCTATGGTTGCGCCTATGGCGGCTCAACCTGTTGCAGAACAAGTTTATAACTTAACTGGAAGTGATTTAGCCGCAACTATTGCCGCTCTTGGCGTTGGTTATGTGGCAGGCGGTGCGGCTGGTAAGGCTGGTGGAGCATACGAGTCCCGTGGTCAACCAGTATTGACTATGGAAGAGGTAAAACTTAGAGCGGGTCGTGCCTACACCAAAGTAGAACAACAAGGAATAGAGTTAAATCAACAAAGTTCTTTGAATTTGCTTAATGATGTCAAAGATAGTCTTAATAAGGCAAGGTACTTGCCAGAAAATGCCACGGAAGTTAAAAATGTTTTAAACGAATATGACAAAATTGTTGGCAGAGGTAATGTTTCATTTAATACTGTTGACCAAATGCGCCAACTTGCAAATGATTTACGAGCAAGCAAAGACCCAAATATACGCAGACTTTCAGGCAATATGGTTAGCAGTATTGATGCTTATGTGGCAAGGTTAAGTCCAAACGATGTTGTTGCTGGTGCTGGTGGGATTGATGAGGCTGTAAAAACAATAATGCAAGCAAGGAAAGATTGGAGAAATCTTAGTAGAGCATCAACGTTAGAAAACGTTTTAAATATTGCAGATATAAAGGCAGATAATCCAAATTTAAGTCAAAGTGATTTAATAAGACAGGGGTTTATAAATTTAGCGGCTAACCCAACAAAAATGGCAAACTTTACAAAGGATGAACAATCGGCAATACGATCTGTTTCAAAAGGCGGTAGTTTAGACCCATTATTAAATTTTGTATCTAAATTTGACCCAACTAAAAGATCGCTGATGTCACCTGCACTTTTGGCTGGTTCTTACTTAAAACCTGAAGTAGGAATACCTTTAATGCTTGCTGGTGCGGGTAGTGAGGCATTACAAAATCAATTACGCCAAAGAGCGGCCAGACAAGTAATAAGTGGTTTACTTTCTGGAACAACTCCAAAACCACAACCAAGCATGGGTGCTATTGGATTATTGTCTTCAGCGTTAAATAGACAGCCACAGGAGTAAACCATTGACCCTTTCAGCCTCCTCCTCCTTGCCCAAGGCGCAGTCTCAGCCATTAAATCAGGCTGTGCAATGCTCCATGAAGGGCGCATGGAACTGGAGGGTGCTAAGAAGACAATTGAAGGAGTCATGGCTGATGTCAAAGCCATCAAGGGAATATGGGATTGGCTTCTTGGACTGTTTAACCAAAAGCCCAAGTCGAAGCCAGAAGACGCCCCCAAGCCTTTGGCGAAAGCGAAAGCCGCTTCTAAGAAGCAACAGACTTATGAAGAAGTTGAACTACAAACCATCAATGAAGTGGGAGTCCAACTTGGCAACTTCTTTGACATACAGGCTCAACTAACCAATTACTATGCCTCTTTAGAGGCAGAATCTAAGGAACACTATGACCCAGATCAAAATACTTCTAAAAAGGCTATTGAACGTGCCTTGGTGGAACTCCAAATGGAAAACCTTGATGCTCAAATTCGGGAGCAAATGACTGTCTATGCCCCTGTTGAACTGAAGGCAATCTATACAAGGTTTCTAAAGATGTATGCAAAAATTCAACAAGAGCAAGAATGGGCTAGATCAGAAGAAGTTAAGAAATTAAGATTACAGAGATGGAAACAAGAACAACAAGAAATATTCGTTATTGAATTGTTAAGTAGCGGGGTTGCAGTTGTGTTTATATCTATGTTTTTTGGATGGGCGATGTGGCAACTACGAAACTTGTCTTTTGGGTATTGATAGGAGTAGCCGTATGCATCATTGTTGGAGTAACCTCTATGGCATACGTGGAAACCTTGTATATGAGGGCGCAACTTAAACAAGAGATGAAAGAGTTACGCAAGTTGAAACAAGAACTGAAAGAATCTAAATGAAGTATTTATTGGTGCTTATGCTTTTAGTTGGTTGCGAAGACCGCTATCGGTATTTTTGCCAAGACCCAAAGCACTTCTCTGCCAAGCGTTGCCAACGCCCAGACTGCCAATTCACCCAAGACTGTCCTGATTACCTCGTAGCACCTATATTGGAGAAACAAGTTGTCCAACCCCCACAAATTCCAAATCAATCGGCTTCTGAGCCAAGAGGAAATTGAGATACGAGTTTGGGCTTGCGTAGTCCTAATCGTAACAATCATCCTTGCTGGTATCGTGATCTTTATGCTGTATAGCCTGGCCTTTGTGGTTCAGCCTATTAAGAGCATGGCTCCGATTGACCAAGCGTTTGCTAAGATGCTCAACGACATTGTTTTGCTGATTGTTGGCGGCATTGGTGGCGTGATGAGCCGTAAGGGTGTGCAAACTGTCTCTGAGAAACTATCCTCTACTGCACCACCTCCACCCCCTCCTAGCACCCCTACAC